GATGCTGCCTGTCGTCACATGTGCGGAACGCTTGACCCCTCGCCGGTCGACAAAGACCTGTAGGCGGTCCCATAGAGCAATTGGTGCCCGGGGGTTCTCGCATTCAGTGGTGCCTAGCCCGTATGTTTGCCATTCGTGCGAGAGTTCGCGATCCATCTTGGGCGACCATGCGGCACAGTCGGTAGAAGTTGCAAACGTTCTTCGTTCAGACGCCTTGGATGTGCACCGTGCCATCTCTTGGAACCGGCGCTTGTGCTTGACCATCCCCATGCGCATTGATACGCCAGGCGTAAGGGCTCCCAATGGGCGGAAGCTATGATCCACCTCCGACAGGAACTCACGGGCAGTGTCGCATGCGGACAATGTCTCACGGATCTTGCTGCCCACCTTGGTGTTCTCGGCCTTGCCTGCTTCGCCAGCTATGATTTCGTCGTCCCTGTTGAGGTCACCCTTCATGACTCTGGCACGCCAGTCCTTCATGCTCTCCCCATTGGACAGAGTCTCGCCGTTGAACAGGGCACTCAGCAGCTCGTTCACATCCTTCTTGGGCAGAGATCTACTAGCCTGGCGGGACATGTATTTTCCCAGGTTTGCCACGACCCTGGTGCTGTCTTTTGCATCCAGGACATGGAAGTCTCCAGTATGGGGGTACGGAAATTGCTTGCTGATCCACACCTTGCCCCACTCATCTTTGGGCGGCATGTCCATCTTCCCGTGCTTGCAGCTACTTGCCCATTTGCTCTCCATGAACTGATAGTCACCGTCGACTGCGTACTTAGGGAACTCTCGGTGCTTGGCTGTGTACCGGCAGAAGTCATATGCCTTGCAGAAGTCAATGAACTGCTTCTTCTCATGAGGGTCAGCTTTGCGTGCCTCCTTGTTCCTGGCCACGAGGCTATCATGGAGAAGCAGTGGGTCAACGTCAGCAGGAGGCAGCAGGTGGTAGAGCTTCAGAAATTCTGCTTTGACCCGCTCCGTGCAGTCGAACGAATTGACTAGATGCCACCAGGACTCGTCCTTCGGGTACACTGCGACTGCCTCGTCCTTCAGTGGCCCATCACGCTCCTGCCATCCGCAGTCAACCTCTGCACTTGCTTCGCCGACACTGTTCTGCCAACGTGTGTACCAGAGGTGCATGTGACGTGGCAAGTACTTCGCGTAGTCATAGACACGCAACTTAGATGCGATCCATGCTGTGCACCTGCGGAATTCTGGGAGATAGTTGGTCCTGTCGGTGTCCCCTGCTACTCTCAGCATGCTGAAGGCGATGGTCGCATTCTTGAGTGAAGTCATGCATGTCCTCAAGTAGTCAGCCGTGCTATTGTCGATTACCAGCTGCACCCCATCTATGAATATGACCAGCACGCCAGAGTAGTTGTAGGCACGGTAGTTGTAACCAATCTCCTCGAACGGCTTGATGCGATGGCGCTCAAGTGGCGTGGACTCGTTGACCCGTTCGATCATCTCTGCGAGCTTAGGCTTCATCCTCTTCGGTGGGGCAGCTGCAAGCCGGCAGTACTTCACCCACATGGGCTGAGAGCGATACTGCAGGTTCTCCATGCAGGTGAGCCAGGCCTCTGCAGTGGCGACATCAGGGGCACTGGCACCGCTCATAGTAGTCGTGCTGAAGGCCTGCTGGAACCTGGCCGGGCTGACCTTCTGGGCCAGGAGTTGCCACTCCAGAATGTTCTTGGACACTGCACGTGCCTGGGAACTCTCCTTAGACTCAGACCTGCGAGATTTGTCTGAAAAAGCCATGTGCAGCAGATAGTACATTGCCTCGTCATCAGTGTACGTGGTTGTGGGCTTGAGCTCATCCACCACAGCAAGGTAATCCTGAGTCATACTGACAGCCGGCACGGGCCCAGACAGGACATAGTTGTTGCTGAGCGCACCTATCTCTGCGTCGAGAAGATACTCTGCAAGTTGAGTGTCTACACCTCTGGACATCTGGTCGTCAAGAATGCCCTCCATTGCCAGGTCAGCTAACCACTGGAAGTCCTCGCCCATGGTGTACTTGGCGCTAGGGGGGAGGTGCATGGCTTTAGCCACCCTCATCTGGTACCTCGGTATGCCAGTGTGGACAGCCATGGCAAGCAACCGGTTGCGGGCTTGATGGATGTACCTCGGCCTGCCGTAAACGCGAGACATGATGCGCAGGAATTGAAAACCACATGCAAACAAGACGAAGCGGACGTTAGTCTTGATCGAAGCAGGATTTAATAAGTTTTGTCTGGTAGAGTCTGTTACAGACGTGTTACCATTCGCTGGTCCCGTGTCCGT